CCAATTAAGTTCTGTACATCTACTGTTGCGTCTAATTTCATTTATTGACCTGTATGACTCATTACACCAAAACGGTTTGAGTGTATAATTGTTTTACTTACTCTTGATCTTCTAGTATGATTAGGTGGTATACATATCTCAACTGCACAATCTAAAGCATCTTTTACATCATCATGTGGAGGATGAGCAAGAACTAATTCTTCCTCTAAAGTTTGGCAGTTGCCTCCCTTATAGTGAAAGATACTTGTATTACTGTAACGTGGCTCTAGTACTGCCGCAATACGTTCTTCTTTGCTGCCCATGTGTCTAGTAGGATTGTGCTCATCTATACTGAGGGATAATCCATTAGGCTTGATATATTGTTCCTTAAGATCCTTTACAATAATTCTTTGTGCTGCTGTTATCTCAGCACGTAGCTTTCTAAAGTTCCATTTAACATGTAGGTTTACAATGTGTTCGTAGTATTCACTGATTCTATCAGTCTTGAACCTGTCAATATCCAAGATGTATATATTACCATCTCCGTCAATTCCTACAACAACGATTGCAGTATAATCTGCTTTTCTAGATAAACTATAAGCGAAATCAATAGCAGCAAATACATTGAGTGCTCTACCTTTAAAAGTCCATTTACCAAGAGTATACTCAATAAATCTTCTGTCATAGTATTGAAACCTGTCTGATCCAATTAATTGATTGTCAGGATCATTAGGATCATTATAGTACTGTGCTCTGAATTGAGTCTTATCTAGGTACTGTCCTCGTTTCTTAGCTAGTACTGATCTGTCAAAACCAAACCATTTACCATCTTTACGTCTTTGTCTAGGCCAAAGGAACTCACCTGTACCATCTCCTCTGTCTTCTACTACCTTTTCAAATACTGTATAGATAGTTTCTTTATCTATTATCTCACCTTCTTCATTGTAGACTTCTGATTCCATTTCCATCAATGAAGCATATAAATCTTTAGGGTGGTATCTAGTACCTACTACCCATTCTACAGCACCAGCATTCTCAATAGAAGAAAGGAGAGAGTATTGTTCAGCAACTCTTCTTCTACCTTCTTCTGTATAAGCATTCTCTTTTACTACTACGTCATCCAGCACAGCTACCTCACAGTGCATCCCTGTGATTGTAGTAGTAAGCCCTGCTGTAAAGACAGTAGGATCACGAATACCTTCTTCCTTACGCTTAGGGTGATCTACTGATATTTCACCAGCAGTCCACTTCTCTCTTTTACCTTCATCCCTGTGAAGCATCTCAGGCCAATACTTAGTATAGATAGGGCATGTAAGAATGTCCTTGATAGCCTTTAACTGTTTCTCAGCTAGATTAGACGTAGCTGAAATATATAATATAGTAGTATCAGGGTTACGTGTAATCTCCCAAGCTACTCTATAAGCTACCATAGCTGACTTCTGATGACTACGAGGTAACAGAGCTAACTGGTTGTCACCCGCATCTTTACTATTCCACCATTGTATCAAGCAAGTGTGAACAGCACCGAGAACACGATGTGGTGCAATTAATCTTATAAAAGACTCTAAATCACTTTCTGCTATCAGTCTAATCTCCTCTTGGGAGATCTTATATTTATCCATAGTAGCCTTTCTCATTTAGATAACTTAGAGCATTTTCTAATATGGAAGGTTTATCTTTAAACATTCCCAAACCTGAGTTACATTTACCACATAATAGACCACGTATATCGCCCGTCTTGTGGTTATGGTCTATATGTACCTTAAGGTTCTTATTAGTTTGTCCTTCTAAAGAAATCGAGACACTACATATAGCGCATAGACCCTCTTGTATATCGTACAACGTCTCCACCTCTACTAGTGTAATTCCATAGACGTGTTTTAGTTCAGAATTTTTAGTTGTTCGTCTGTTCTTTCTTGCCCACGCTTTATTAGATTCACTACAACATACTTTACACCAATGGCGTAACCCATCTCTAGATAGTTTATGCTTGAAAAATTCTTTAGGTAATTTTTCTCTATTACATCGTGTACATAGTTTCAATTTATTTCTTTACTACTCTTATACCCAGTCTTTCTGCATCAGCTTCTATATCGTCTTTAAGCCTAGCCCTAATTTTACGTTCACCCTCTACTTCTTCCTTAGAGGGTCTGCCTCTTTTAGATATGCCCCATCCACCTGTAGCTAACCATTTAGCAGCATCTTTGTTTTTGTCAATAGCTAAGTCTTTCATTACGTTGATACCTTGAGCCCTCAGTTTAATCTCTAACTCAAATCTCCAAGGTTCTAAATAGTCTTCTTTGAACCAAGTACAGTTACTTAACTTCTGCCAGTGATCCCAAGAACCTAATACCTCTATAGCAAAGGTGTATTCAGTAGGGTCTTCATAAGAAAGATATAGAGCTCTCATTGATTTATACCCTTTAATATCGTGTTCTTTAAGAGTAAACTCAGGAGAGAATTTCTTTCTTGATATAGGGTCTGACGTTTCTTTAAATAGAGATCTAGTTAAGAATCTACCTTGTGCATCTTTGTATTTATTCATATTAGAAATATTTATGCTCTAACCTCCGTAATAGTAATGGATGAGGACATTACACCGCCAAATATGCGAGCACTCGATTGCCCATTAAAGGTAGTAGTTCCAGCAGACGAAGTACCAGCCCTTACTTTAAATGTGATGGCCGAAGTGCTCCCTGCAACCATCACATGTCTTAGTGTTACTTGACATTCAGCAGTAGTCGTACCATCTCTTGCTGCCCATGTAGCAGCCAAAGCATTTGCTACAGAATCTTGAAACAGTGCTATTTGCATTGAATTATCAGAGTTAGTAGAAGATATATTAATAACAGTTTCTATGATAAGTGTGTTGCCTGCATTAGTAGGAGTAATTATTCTAGTAATATACTCATCACCTTCAGTATTTTGAGGAATAGTATCATCAAGAGGCAGAGGTGTTGTGCCAGTTGCCACTTCACCATCTGTTGTGTTTACGACTTGTATTACCCCAGCTTCTCCGCCTGCCTTTGTATAATTAATTAATTTAAAATCACCAGTAGCGTATTCTAACAATGTAGCAACATCGCCAGCAGCAGTAATGATGTCAGCATCATTAAATAGTCTTAAGTTTGTCGCATGATGAGTAAGGGTTAAAATACCATCAAACTCACGCTGTATAATTGTACCAACCTTGCCTGTTGTGGCAATAGAAGTAATCGTTGTCGTGCCGGAAACATGGGCGTAATTACCGTCTGTTGTGTTAGGCAATGCAGTAGCAGATGCAACTATTGTTCCTACCGATCCTCTAATGACGCCCGTAAAATCTTCTGTATTAGAATGAGTATTAGCTCCGGTGAAGGCATTGTCACCTGAAATAGTATTATTACCTGAATGAATATTATCATTAGAAAAAGTATTGATGCCTGAATGAATATTAGTACCAGAAAGTGTTTTATCACCAGTAATAGTCTCTGTACCCGCTAATCCTACTTTCTCTGCATCAAGTTCATTAATAGCAGTTTGTACGTCTGTAGCTGCTATATTGCCAGCAGGTACATTAGGTACACTAGAGGCTGTATCAATAGCAACTACACTTGAGGGTACAAGAGATTGTCCATTAGCAACAACTGTTTGAGCTGTAATAGTCTTAACATTATTAAGGTCATTAGTACCCATATCAATTTCAGCAGACATAGCATTAGGACTAGTACCGTCTCTAGAAAGAGTATTCTCAAAAGCAGTTTCTATGTCATCAAAGGCAGTATTGATACTTGCCGTTGCCCCATAGTCTGCACTGATGTTTGCTATAACTAATTTTGCCATTTGTATTACTTACCTGTAATTTCTTTTAATCTTTTAGCCTTACGAATACGTTCTTCTCGTAATTGATCAGCTAAAGACTTCTCACCTGCGAAGGCATCTGCTGGCCTAGTCTGTTCACCTGTTGGGCCACTCCCTACCTCTGGAGCCTCAACTGTTTTCTTTTCTTTGTCTTCTTTAGCCATGTTATTTCTTCTTCCTTTTCGCAGTTTTAGTTCTTGCTATGGATCTATTCTTAGACCTAGCCTGTACAAAAGTATTTCCTTTTGCACCGGGTTTAGTATGTGCTATATCGTTTGTGTCACCCTTAGTGACTGTACCGTCTTTCAAAGCTTTACGTCTAGCCTTATTATTTCTAGCTCTTTGTTTCTTAGCCTTAGTAGACTTGCCTTGTTTGGCATATTCCTTCTTGTACTTTCTATCTTCTTTCTTACTTGGCATTGTTCTTATCACTTCTGTAGGTTACTGATCTTTTCATAATGTACATAGTAGGCCCAACCTCATCAGTCTCTTCCCAGATATTAGAAGCAATCACTAGCATCTGTTTAGTCTCATGTATTAGATACCCAGAGTATTTACCTACAATAGGTCTGGCCTCTTTCTTAGCCTGTTCTATTGATATATCCTCATTCTCAATCCAGTGGTCTCTCCAATGAACCTCTATTAAAGGATACTTCTTATTTGCCATTGGCTGAACCGTACCTTATGAAACATTTAAAATCCTCTATACATCTGAAAGCTCTTAAAGGGTACGCATTGAAGTCTCCGTTAGACGCAAGGTGTACCCACAGAGGAGGTGTATCTT